GTCGCTACATGGAACGGCAACGATGGAACAGTGTATTGTAACAAGTCACTCGACATTGATGCCACAGTGAAAGAACTTCACCCTCGTACACTGGGTGAGGACTTAGCAAAGCATGTCGCTGGCGGTGGCGTTGTCATCGGCCATAACATCAAAGGATTCGATTTACCTGTACTGCGTGATGCACTCGACTGTTGGACAGCCGGTGATATACTCGGCAAAGCCGATGCGGTCATTGACACGAAGCACTTAGTACAGAAAGCGGCAACAGCCGTTGGTAAGGTATCAACAACACTGGGAATGCTGACAAAGACCACTTTAGAGGACAATAAACTTATGAACAGTGAGGATGCCCCCTTAGCATGGAGAGCAGGTAAGTTCGATGAGGTAGCCAAATACTGCCTTAGCGATGCTCAATTAACATTCGACTTGTATCAATTTGGAAAGAGTGAAGGCTATATCAAATCAAGACAATTAGATACAGGCGAAATAGTAAAAATAGAAGTGGAATGGTAGACATGACGGAGATTGAAAGTACGAAAAGTAAAGCACAGATACACAACATACGGGCGGCAAAGACGGTAGCAGATACCGTCAAATCAACGCTTGGCCCTATGGGAATGGACAAACTGATGGTTGATGGTGGAGGTGGTGTTATCGTAACAAACGATGGTGCTACTATCCTGCGTGAACTTGATGTATCACACCCCGGTGGTAAAATGATTGTTGAAGTAGCGAAGACTCAAGAAAACCTGTGCTATGACGGTACAACAAGTACTGTCATTCTTGCAGGTCAACTACTTGGTAACAGTGAAACGCTGTTTGAGAAGGGATTGCACCCTAATGTAATTTGTCGTGGTTATCACGAGGCATCTCAAATGGCTATTGAATACCTTCGCACCAATATATCACTGACAAGTGATAAGCGTGATGTACTGGTATCGGTGGCTAAAACTGCTATCACTGGTAAAGCACTTGAGAACTCACTTAATGCTGTTGCTGAACTTTGCGTAGCCGCTGTTGAAAAAGCCGGTGATGCTGAAAGCGTCAAGGTCGTTTCATTCCCCGGTGGTTCGCTTGATGACTCCTACCTTTACGAAGGTTCGATTGTAAACAAGGACTATGTGCTTGAAGGTGATGATGCTTACTCTAATGTAGTGTTGTTGAATACTGGACTTGAGAATGAAAAGAGTGAAGACAATGTACAGGTACAACTTGATGCTCAATCATTCCAATCATACAAATCGTCGGGTAAGGCAAACCTCATCTCAACGGCTAAATTACTTGTGAAAGTATTACCGAAAGGTGGTATTGTTTTTGTTCGTGATGCGGTCAACGACCATGTATGCGCTCACCTCAAGAAGCATAATATCATGGTCGCTCGTAGAGTACCCGAATCCACACTTCGCTCATTGAGTAGAGTTACAGGTGCTACTATCTATCAAACACCCGAAGAGGTAGAAAGACACACAGAATGTATCGTAGAGCGACAGAAGCATAACGATGTTTGGTATCTCTTTGTTCAAGGTGATGTCAAGAGCGATGAGGCAACACTCGTGCTAAGGGGTGCAACATCTCACACGCTTGAAGAAGTTGAGCGTGGCTTTGACGATGCCCTTGGTGTAGTTTCTTTAGTGTTAAAGAACGGTAATTTTGTTGTTGGTGGTGGAAACGCATACGCTCGTATGTCGGCCCATCTACGCCAACATGCGGCACAGATAGGTGGTAGAGCGCAGATGGCGATAGAAGCCTTTGCAGACGCATTAGAGTGTATTCCTGCCACTATTGCCGAGAATGCAGGGCATGACCCACTCGACACCGTACTTGCTATTCGCCACGAAATCCTACAGGGCAACCGTGAAATCGGGCCGGATGTACACAACGGCGGTGTGTGTAACATGATGGAACTTGGTGTTTACGAGCCTACAGAACTGGTTCGTCAAGCAGTACTAAGTGCCAGCGAAGTCACTAATTCAATACTCCGTATTGATGATATAATAGCACGAAGGCCACCTCAATGACGACTTACATATGCGTATTCTGCGATGAACCTTGTAAGGTTCTTGTTGATGGAGATTTTTGCGAGGCTTGTTACGATGGGGCGGCTAATAGAGAAGTTGAAAGTAAAGTGTAGGGCTTGCGCCCATTGGCACATAGCACGACGCATATCGGCTCGTTACCTTGATGATGAGCGTGAGCGTTTTCTGTTACTACAATGTAGGCGATGCGGTCATTATTGGCAAGACACAGCAATTAAGAAAAATAACAGTGAAAGTAAATGAAAATAATTTTCTTTCTTCTTTTTTGATTAGCGTGATTTACTGTCAAAAACGCAACCCACAAACTCATCATGGTGGTATCGGCCCTGCTAATGTGACAAGTTGCGCCGTTAATCGTTGTATTGCTGTTTCTAAATCGGGAGGTGGCCCAGCCACCCAATTACCGGGATTAGCGGGGTTGTATGGTTCAGCACCACCTTGTCCAGCAGGGACAGCGGCGGCGGCTAAAACACCTTGAGCCGCAGTAGCGTAATCCGCTGAATTGAATGCTTTGACTTGTGCGAGGTTGGCAACTTCACTATCCATGAGCGCACCCGCCGCAGTTACATTTGCTGTATCGGTTACATCAGCATTGTCTTCGATGTTGAGAAGAGTATGAACTTCTGCTTTGGTTATACCCGAAGCAAACACAGGCGTTCCGCTGTTATCTTCAATAGCCGGGGCAGTGCCACCACCGCCGCCCGAAGCCGCCGCCCATTTGACACCGGATGCTTCTGCGCTATCAGCCGTCAAAACATGAGTGTCTGTTCCTACTGCCAAGCGTGTGAGAGTGTTGTTGGCGGTTGCTACAAAAATATCACCCTTTGCGTCAACATCACTTTCCATAACCGCACCTGCGGCATTCACATTAGTTGCGTCGGTGACATCTGCGCTCGCTTCAATCGCATTCAGTTTACTATGGTCGGCATCAGTGAAAACATTAGAATCAGTTGCCGCTTCAACAGCCGCCCTTATCTCCGCATCTGTTTGGTCTGCGGTTGCTGATGCTTCTATACCATCTAATTTGTTTTTGAGAGTGGTAGTGAAGTTCTTTTGAGTAAGCCCACCATCTCCAACTGTATATGTCGTGTTGGTGTCCGTTGCACTAATTGTACCATCACCCGCAATAGCAACATTCGTTCCCGCAGTTAAGGCGGCAACAACATTTGCTGTATCAGTTACATCCGCACTGGCTTCAATACCATTCAACTTACTGTGGTCTGCATCAGTGAATACATTAGAGTCAGTTGCCGCCTCAACCGCCGCTCGGATTTCAGCGTCGGTTTGGTCTGCCGTTGCGCTTGCTTCTATAGCGTTTAATTTACTATGGTCGGCATCGGTGAAATCATTGGTTGTTAAAGAACCATCAGCAACCCCAAGTAAAGTTCGTAGGTTGGCCGCTGTTAATTCAGTAGGAGTCGCCGCACTTCCACTTATGTTACCTAAGACTCTATCATTAGCGATGTTTGCTATTTTAGCAAGAGTAACATTGGAGTCAACTATTTTAGCAGTGGTTACAGCATTGTCAGCAATTTGTACTGTTTCGATTGAGTCATCGGATAATACACTGAATACAGGGGTATCAGCGTGACTTGTAGTGCAAATAAATCTCGTAAGAGTGCCACCGTTTACAGTGTAACTACTACTACGAACAAAAGTAACAGTGCGGGTTGCGTGAAGGTTTCTTACTTCTATGATGTAACCAGCAGGGAATGAACCGCTTGTAGTTACAGAAGCATTACCACTGGGGGTCAAGAGTAGGATATTCGCATCAGTTGATTTAAGTGTGATACTTGTTGCTGTACTTGTCAATACACGGTCAAATACTGAACGGGTGTATCGTGCGGCGTGTGTGCCGCTGTAGTATAATGTGTCTTTGTTATCATCGGGTACAGTAGCACCTGTCACAGCCGCACCGAATGATTGCCACATTGCACCAAAGCGTGATGCACCTAAAGCACCATTACCTATCCCACTGTGAAAAGCGTCAAGGTCAAGCAGTTCATCGGTTGATGCTACATCTCCACTGGTAACAGGTGAGAAGTAAAGAGGGGAGGGGCGAACAAATACACGCTTATCATTTACTTCTGTAATTGATAATTTGAGGTCATCACCTCCCGCATCATACACTACACGCAATACAGCGAGAACAACTGTTTGAGTGTTTGATAAATAATTTTCCGATGCTGTACCCGTTGCAATGGGTATGTTAAGGAATGAAGTAGGAGTAGCAGGGTAACTGTTTGTACCGGCAGGAGTAGCAGTTCCCAATTCCCAGTAAACATTTTTAACAGTAGAAGTATTATCAGCGGAAACATACACTACAACTAATGCTTCTTTACCACTGGTAAGAGCAGTAGGCGAGCCAGCCGCACTTGCACTACTCGTGTTGAGGGTGTATGTTGTCGTTGCACCTACACCACCTGCGAATTGATACATGATACCATCAAGTACAGCATACCCACCTTGTACAGTAAAAGTAGTTGGACTTGTGTAGTTGACAGCACCGGGGAGTTCATGTGGTTTATTTCTACTCCCTTCACCACCGGATGTATCATCGTACATGATAACACCATTACCGTGAATACCCTCAACCATGTTGGTAAGTGTGGGTGACAGGATATGGTCGCCGTCACCTAATCCGTCAACATTCGTTGCTGTCGCCACTGTCAAGTTATGATTTGTATGCCCCGATACTGGATTACCGTTTCCCATTCTATGCCACCTCTATGAGTATTTCAATGTTAATTTCATTTGCCGATGTTTTGATAATTGGTTTTGTCGTATAACGAGCGACAGGTGTGAAGTCGGAGGTGGTACGATTTTGTATGTACACCTCACGGATGCTATCAGTGAATGTGTTATCAATACTCATTGATGCCTCGATGAGTAGAGCAGTGTCGTCAATAATCGTCACTGTTGGCGTGAGAACGATAGCAGGGCGACCCGCCGCACCATCCTCCGCAGTAGCCGGTGTTCCGTCGAAACCTACCACTACTTCGTTGATAGTATCAGCGATAGTCTGTAAGAGCAAACGGCGTATGTGATTCGATACAGGCATGTCAATATCTCCTAATCTCGGTCTTATTCGCACCTATCGGCAACCCTTCGCCACCAATTTTGCCTCTTGTCTTCGTGCCTTTAACCCCTCCGATTAAGAAGGCGGTGGTATGAACACCTCGCTCGGTTACTTGAGAAGTGATACGCAATTCAATTTTACCAAACATGGATAAGTTTTCTTCGACAATTTGAACATAAGTAAGAGGTGCTTCTCCACTGGAAACAGCGGTTGCCCCTTCACTAATGCCTTGCAGTACACCTTCTATACCCGACTCGATGTTAAGCATAGTAAGGTCGGTAATACCTACTATCGGCATATGTCTTGCTTCTGTGATGACACGAGTTTGACCGTCATACTCAATCGTCATACCCGGTCGCATGTCAGTGATGCCGGGATGACCGCTACTGCTGATTGCACCCGCTGTAAGTGTATGACCTCGTAGGATTTGACGAGCGACTCTTCTTGCCCCGTTGGTTGAGCGTACCGTCATATCTACGACTGGTGCTGGTTCTTCTCGTATCTCACCGTTGTTACCGCTTTGTCTTTCAGTGTCATCAACAGTAACGATAACCAAGTCATTCAATGCCATTGGTTGACCCTGTACAGTGACACGGTTTGGTGTATTATCTACAGGGTCAGTTCGCTTAGAACCAAAACGGATATTGGCGTTTACACTACGAGTGGCTTCACTGAATGTGATAGGAACATACAGCATATTACCGAATCTGTCTATGAGTATCATGCGGCTGTCATGCCGACCGATAAACCGTAGTGCGGTCATCAAGTTGACATTTGTAAAGTCTTGACCGAGGAAGCGAGTAGAGTGAAGTCTTCGACCGTTGTTGTTGTTTGCGGAACTCATACTGCGACCAATGTTGAAACTATTCATACTGGTAGTTGCTTGCTGACCTAAACGGATAGCCATGTCTGTTGTACGCAACCCGACATCAATCGGCTGACCCAACTTAACTTCACGCTCAAGGAAACCAAGGTCGTTAAGTGTTTTACCTTTCATGTTTTGTAGATTCATAAGAATACCTACAGTGCTGGATTCAAGCGTGGAGATAGATAGCCGTTGGGCGGGGTTGTCGGCATTGTAAACAAGCATGGGTTTGTTGGTTGAACTCAATATATTATCACCCAAAAAGGGTACTGCGGTGCTACTATGCCCCGGTGTTTCTTTATGTGTGATTTGAATTGACGACTCACCCTCAACAATTTGATAGCGGGTTTCGGGCATGACTTGGAAAGTAGATGCGTTACTATTTTCAATGGTAACTTTCGCTTGTACGCCTGTACTCGTGTCCACCTTTGCATGATGAACGGCATTGTCAACGAACACCGGCTTACGCACATGGTCCATTACTGCGGGCATGTCAGTACTAAACCGACCGACGACTGTATTTTTGATAACTACCATGATTGATTCCTCCTTAACCATTCATCATGTTCATTTTCATTCATAGAGTCTGTAACACTGTAAGAAGGTTGTGAAAATACAATGTTTTCCAAATCAAAAGGTCGGTCATGAGAAACAAGTGCTTCATCCATTTTAGCATCGTTAGCAGGATTCCACTCATTTTGTCGTCGCTGAACATCCCCAATATTTTCCAATCTACCCCTGTGTCCTAATATAATGCTTCGCTTGTCATCCTCCCGCATCCGAGAAAAAAACGAAGCAGTAGCGTGTGGTTCTGCCCCACCTTCAGCCCACCATGTTCCTTTCCCGTCAAGGTCAATTGGGGTATTTTTTTGATGCCATCGTGTAGCATTCATAGGTTGTGTAGTTAAGAACGGTACTCCACGGTAAGCAGTTACAGGCTCTTTACCGGGGTAATCTTCTATGTAGTTGTACAACTTCATTTGGCGTGATGCCTTGAGGAAAACCCATGCTTTATCTATTGGAGTCATCAGCAGTTCCACCGTTTAAGAGAAGCCCCTTTCGGTGTTAATTTACCTTTCTTACTCGTTGCGCCTTTCATACCACTCATACGAGCGCAGAATGATTTACGACGCTTGGCCTTCTTTGAGCCGGGCTTGAGTTTACTTGGCTTAGTTGTCACAGGGGGTTTGAGATTTGCGCCACTCTTACGCTTGGCGGCGGCACGACCCTTAGCGTTCAGTCCACCCTTTGGACTGTGCTTGTTTGGATTGTAACCGTGAAATGGTTTACTTTTTTTCTTTGCCTTCATCAAAGCAAACGCATTTTCCATTGGTGTACAACAATTACAAAAGTCGTATTCAATCATGCGCCATCACCACTGTGGTCTGTTGAGTTGTAGGAGACATCTCCTTTATGTCCTTTTGGATGTAAGGCTTGACTGAACCGTGGTTGTACACTGTAATCCTTACGAACAACTGTCTCATCGTTTTCTACAGATGTACGACGGCGTGATGCATCGGAACGGTAATGTTCCAAAGTATTTTCACTGATAATTACACGAGTAACTTCATTGTCAATTTTACTGCTGTCAAAGCCGCTGTCAGCCGTTCCGATAATTTTTGGACCTTTACTTATCGGTCGGGTATCACTGTTTACAATTGACATAGAATACGCAGGTGCGTAAGGAGGGTTTGTATTCGGGCCACTACGCATGTAAGTAGTTTCACCGTCTGTTGCTCTATGGTTTTCTACATTGTAAACATACAAACCATACTTGCCACCAGCGGTAGCACCGAAGTAATTACTACCGTTTTGCGGGCTTGATGCGTGTAAGTTGAGATTTGAGCGGAACATCTCTATGTGTTGTTTGTCCATCAATCGAACTGGCCGCATCATGTATGTAATGGATTTATCAATAACATTTGTTCTTTTACCAGCAGGAGAGAATGTAACTGTAGTGTATGGGTTACTACTGAAACCGGCAGGTGCAGTGAAACTTAGTGTGACTCCATCACCGGGACTGTCGGCTGTTGCATTTGTTTCAATTGCTATAGTTGTTGCGTTTGTTATTTCACTGATAGCGACATCATCGGGAATACCTGTACCAACTACTTTCATACCCACTACCAATTTAGCAGTAGATTCCATAGTGATATTAGAAGAACCATTTGCTGTTACGCATATAGCGGTAAATCCACCCCAATTGGTATCATCAATAGGTGAAAGGAAGTTGCGGGTTTCAGCAAGGTAAGTACCACCAAGCGGGTTGAAGTTTGATGTATGACTCATACGCACCGCACCACCTTGAGGTTGCCCTCCAAAGTCAAGTGCTGTAAGGTCGTAGTTACCTATTGTTTGAGAGCCAGTTTGCATACCACCTTGTAATACAACACGCTGTCCTACATTGCGGTCTGTGTGTAGGCTGTGTGCCTCGGTGTTGATGATGATTTGATTGGTGTCAACGCCTTGTAGGTTTTCGGTGTCGAGACCGATACGAGGACTACTGCGGCTTACTGCATCCTTATGCGGTGAGTCACCGACAATGTTCTCCATACGGTCGCTTACTACTGCTTCGGGCTTGAGTAGTCCGTCTTCTGCAATCTCCAAGCGTGAACTGATACCACGAGGTACTTCTGTGTTTTGCAGTACATCGTTTCTTGCACGAATGAAGCCATCGTTGAGTATAGGCTCGGCGGTGTGATGAGAGAGAACAAGTCCTGTTGTATGTATAGGTTCACTCAATGCTGTAAGAACATCCTCGTTGAATTGAGTCGGGTATCGAATACCTCTACCGTTACCCATGTCACCTACACGCTGTGCGTTTGATGGCATGAATACATCAACCAAAGTGTTCGTATCATTATTATTAGTGTTGTTTAAGCGACCGCCGAATCTCGGTACTGGTGGTGAACCAATCAATGCTGTATCAGCCGCATTAGTAAGTCCCTTCAAATTGACAAGGTGGTTGCCATTGTTGTGTATTCGTTGATACGGTGTGCGGTTGTTTCGCCGGTCGTATTCGTATGCGTCACCCGCATCCCATGATGGGCGAATACCGAATGAACGGACAGGGAAGCGGCGAACATCCTCACCACGAGTATTACCCCACCAATCAACAATGTAATACTTAGCGGCATCCTCTATCGAATCTAAGCCCTTACCGTTACCGTCACCCCACCAGTCACGCAATACAGTAGAACTGTTGCGTAGGGTGCGAATAGGGCAACCGAATGGGCGAGTAAAGCGAACACCGTCACTGTATCGAACCTGCCACTCCGGTTTGTCAACACCAAGCATACCGGAGAAGTTGGTTTGGCGTTCCATAATACCAGTGTAGGTGTTCGGGAAAGTGGAGGTTGAACTACCGTCACCACCAGCGTATGTCGAAGTTTGAGTTTCTGTTTGTACCAATGGGCCGTGGGTGTAACCTACACTGGCGTTGGTGGCGGTCACTGCTGTCTCTCGCAATGCTCGCAATCCATACATAGACCACTGCGGCTTGTTGTATGGTTGGCGTAGGCCAAAGCGATAACCGAATGGTCGTGGGCGTGTTGGGTTGCTAATGCCATCATACGATGATTTCACTATACCATCAGTAGCATCAGTACCAACAACATAAGAACCATCATCGTCAGCATCCGACCAAATAGGCCCATCGAAGCCGTAATCTCGTGGATAGTCCCATGTAGATGAGACATAAGCGTAACCATCGAGGCGGCTTACCAATGGTCCACCACGGCTACCACTCGGCCAAAAGTGATTGAGCATACTCTTGGTGGCTGTATCACTGCTGTCCGACTGTCCACCTTGCATAAGTCCTGTTCCGATAGTAGTATCAATTGTTTGAGCAGTTTGAGGTGTCCCATCAGCACCAGTATAAATGACCGAGCCTGTTGTTATCTCCGAAGCCAATGTATCATACACTACAATAGAAGTACCTCCTTCGGCAACCCCACTTGCATTTACTTGATACATACGACCCTCAACAATAATGTATGAGTCAGCGGCTATTGCTTCACCGCCGTTTGTTGTAATGGTTGTACTATTGGTTCGCTCTACAACTTGACGAGTGTGTGTACCATCAGCGGCAAGGTCAGCGGTCTTGTAATAGCGCAGTGAATGATTTCCACTCGCCATAGTTGTCAATGGTGTACCCTTAACATTGACACACCCTGTTAATGTTGTACCGCCAGCACCACCACCGGTATAAGTGAATATTTCTTCCTCACTACCACTATTGA